TCCCAAATTTGTGCTTTCAGGGCAAGTATAGAGAACTTGTGAGTATTCAAGTCCATTTGGAGTTCCAGAAAAGTTAGGATTATTCCATGGGTCATTATCATTCTGACTAAGGAACATTTGTAAAGTGACTTTTCCGGCTGATGTGACATCCAAAAGGTACTTTTGAACTCCTATTCTTACTTGTCTTCCTTGATCCCAAAACACTGGAAACTGTTTAGTCTGAAAATATGGCTGTGATAGCTTTGCAAACTGTCCTGCACCTGTGTACGTGCCCCCAGGCCAATTTCCGTTAATGACAAAATTGTTTTCATCAATGATTTGGACAACTGCAAATGCTTGATCGTTAAGAGCGGTTATCCCCAGGCAATTCTGGATGTAAATGAAATCTGTCGTAAACGTATTAGGATTACTACTCTGAAGACAGTGATTATATGAAGTGATTTGAGTGTATCCATTTCCAGCATTTTGCATTGCACTGATCGTTCCAGAAATACTCTCATCTGTTCCAACGCCTTTTACAAGGACATACCCTTGAGGATTTCCTGCAATTACTTGGATCTCATAAGCCGTTTCTGTTCCAGTGTCCCATGTATCTGTCCACTGATTCCATGATTTATAAGGAAGAGTTGCCCATGTCAAATTGGAATTGGCTCTATACTGACCATGGCATGTGAAGTTTTCATAAAAAACGGCCCATGTATTATCCCGGTAGTTGAAGAAAAATGTTTGAGTCGGAAACACCCAGTTTTGACTGTCATCTCCGCTATTATCGACTGGATAGCAAAAGTAAATCCATTCGTTGATATAATCACGGACAGCATTTACTCTTTCTGCTCCATGATTGTCTTTCTGTATTTGGAAGACAGCATTTGGGATGTCTAAATCTATTCTTTGAGCGCTTTGCTGATCAGTTATGCAAATCCCGAAGCTTCCTATATCGATTGCGCCTTTGTCCAAAACAACACTAGAAAATGTTGATGTTGAAGGTAACTCAGAGTTGATATTATAGAATAAAAATGGCTGAAGATCGTTTCCGGTGTACGCAAAACGTGTTTTTCTACCGTTACCACCAAATCCAATCAAAAGAACGTCTTCATTATTGGTCACAGTTTGGATGGGTTGAGATATGCCTGCAGACAGCCAGCCACCTTTTCCTGTTTGGTCTACATAATATGCTGTGACATCAAAAGTTTGATTATTTGGGACAAGAGCGTTGTAAAATGGTGTTCCATTCCAACTCCACAAGACAGTATCTTGAAGCTGAATTGGACTGCCTCCAGATGTCTGAACATATGGGCTAAAAAACAGAAGTCTGTCCTTATATGGCAAAATAGCCAATGCTCCCACAAGATAATATCTTCCTAGAGGAAGACCGTTTATAGATACACTTGATGCTGTAAGTGGTGGAGAGAAATTCACCCAACCTGTCGTCGTGCTAGTAGGAATTCCAGTTTGTGATGTCATATCACCATCATACCAACGAATCCCGTCTCCAGTACTACTTGGAGATGTAGCTGTCAAAGTCTGAAAAATTCCGGAACTAGTTATTGCTTTTCCTGTGGTATTCACTGCAACTGTAAACGTATTTGCGCCAGTTTTTGTGATAGGAAACGCTTGACCGTTTAATAGGTTTGAATCAGCGCCTGTAATCTCATTAAACCACACGTAATCTCCAGTAATTAAACCGTGTGGAGATGCAGTAGTTATTATTGTCGGATTTCCTACCGTGATTGTCGAAATAAATTCAAACTGCATTCCAGGAACGTTGTTTGTTGCCCAAAAGGCACCGGACTGATTAGTTGTTGTGCTAGGGTAGTTTGTAGACCAGAATTGCTGGTAATTTTGTCCAGACCAAGTGACCGGATTTCCTGTGTTTTTATAATAACTAATAGAGAAGAATCGAGTATTTACATCAGCTTGTGTACATTGATAGGCATAGGTCGTATCAAATGCTATTAGATCTGGGTAATTTGACAGTGCATCTGGAGCAGTAAAATCTCTCAGTCCCATGACTGGAAGTCCAGGATAGTAGGAAAATGAGATTAGAGAAGAAACACCTCTTAAAATTCCTCCTGCCGCTCCTCCAGTTATAGTCACCGCACCTGTTGTATAATTTATGGTTCCAGATCCAGCTGGAGATCCTACTAAACTTCCATCTACAGGACTTGGTTCCGTATATGAATTTGTGCCATCTGAAAGATGAATACTCCCAGGAGTTATTTGAGAGAAATTAGAAACAGTAACAAACCCACCGCTTGAATATGCTGTGAAAAGAGTCGAATCAATATTTACTGTGATTGTGTTAGCACCAATATTTCTTGAAGTGATGGTTCCTGTTAAACCATTAATCTGAGTCATGCCTAGGACAGATGAAAATACAACCTCTTCCCCCACGGTAAATATGTCATTTCCTATAGTCACTACTGCGTTTGATGCTTGAGTGATTCCTGTAATGGATGTTTTGACAAGATTTGTGGATAATGCTCCAGCTCCAGAAAGAGTGCCAAATTGACCTACTTGTTTGGCTAAAGGTGGTGTAGAATTCAATACAGATTGAACTTGAAGTGCCAGCTGCCCTAAATAGACCGTCCCACGCTTCCTCTTTACCCTCTGTCTCCAGACATAGGAATTGAATAAAAACGGGAATGCATCGTTGTCAATATTGAACGCTGTTACATCGTCGCGAAGGCCTTTGCCGAAATTTCCTATGTAGACTTGTTGTTGCACGTTAAAATCCTATCGCAACCCAATATACCGATGAACTAGAGCTTGAACCGGATGGATTAATTGTAAATCCAGAAGTTGACTGAGAAGAAACATAGAAGAAGCTGCTACTTGAAAATCCAGTAAGTTGTATTGACATCAGTTGTGATGAGAATGTTTGAGGAAAAGTAATAGCTATACTGGTTCCCACCGTATTTGATAACCCATACTGAAGTAATATTCCCCCAGGAAGAACTGTATAACCGCTTTTTTGGTTACCTGCGGATGGGGTTACTTGTTTTGGAACAGGAGCAACAGGGCCTGTAAGCTGAGTAATGACTCCATTTCCGCTTTCATAAAATAGATTCTGATCAGAAGATGCCGTCTTCGTATATAATTGACCAACTCCTGCAACAACACCAGGGTCTGATCCCTGATTATTGAAATGAATAACTTTGTGATAGCCACCAGGTGTTGCTTGTGAATTAAATCCAACGTGATCAACAGCAATTAATCCTGATATACTTGCAGCGTTTGTCTGCATAGTAGGCTGATCATTTTTTGGTGCATGGTTGGCTGCCGGCACCGTCTGGTCATAAGGAAAATTCGCCATAGATTACCTAATATCCTGTGGATCCCTGGTTAAAGCTACTTTGTGATCCTGAATTACTGAAAATTGTCTGTGTACGAGTTGATGTAAACTGTCTTTGGCTTCTCTTCCAAACTAGTGTTTCCTGTTCTCTAAATAAAGGCTCGTAGGCATTAAACTGATCCCAATCCCCCGTATCCGCAAGCAGTTTTCTGGCTGCTCCTCTAGCAATGTATTCCGCCATGTATGCGAATGGGATTGCTGCGGATGTATTCAAGAATGCAGCGGGAGTCAAGTATGCTTCGATATCGATGCGGTACTGTGTATTAGGAGGTGGAAATATCGTGAGGACGTTGTTAAAGTACAATGCCGCTCTAGATAGGCCTTGTTCAATGTAATATGCCTCTGCTTTAATTGGAACGCCATCTGGGATGGGTTCGTTGAAATATACGTTTGTCGCTACTCCAGTTGAGTAGTTAATCGTATTCTGAGTTGTTGTGTAGTAAGGTGCTGGTCCATTACTTAATGGCAAATTTCCATTCGGCGCTTGACCTGGTTCCATTAAAAGACCATACAGATTTCCATCAGTTCCATCCTGCATAAACAACCCTGTATCTGCAACGACAATATTCCGACCATTTGCAGCCGTTGCAGTAAAGTAGACGGAAGAATCAACACTTGTGACAGGTATTGCTGAAATGAAATCATCAGTCGGGATGTTATTAATCTCCGTAGATGTGATGAAAATGGGGTCTTGATATCTGCTAAACTGGTTAGCAAATGCAATGACTCCAGTCATGTCAACATGGCCTGTAATCGTTGGGAAGAACGGAGCTTGAAGCGTATATGGTCCATTAGTTCCGTTACCAGTTCCTACCTGAGCTACCTGTTGAACGTAGTTTGGCCAAATATTGTAAAAATCGTTCGTTTGCGTGTACAGAGGGCATATGATTCCATTTACCTTAAAGGGCATCATGAATCCCTGATAGACGGGATAATAGGAAATCGTGTAGTTACTATCACCATTTTGAACTTGAGGCGTATACAACGGCATGTTGTATTTATGAATTCCAGGAATGGTCTGAAACGAATAATACGTCTTCAAGTCAAAGAACTGAGCTCTAGCATCCATATCCATTAGGTAGAATCGATTGATATAATCAATCAAAAGACTATCGGTGACGACAGCGTTTGAGGGCGTCTTAATCAGCCTTCTAACATACGTGATGATATCGCTCAGAGTATTCATTACTTTTTCTTATCATGGTGTTTGTGAGCGGCTTTAGCCATCTTATGCAATGCTGCCATATGATGCTTGATCGCTTTGTGGTGATGATCGGGATGATCTTCATGATGCATGCCTTTGTGAGTAGCTTCCGCCTTCTCTTTCATTTTAGCCATTTACTTGCCCTTTTTGTGATTCATTTTCTTGAGCGTCTCGGCAAGAACTGCCTTTTTTTTAAGAGAAGGATTCTTGCTGTGCTCAGCCTTTTTTAACTTGGATTCGGGTATTTTTTCACCCTCTTTTACATGTAGTGCTTTATGGAGTGATCCAGGATGTTTAATCGCCTTTTGAATGAATTTTTCCTTACCCACGTTTGCCTCCAACTTTCATCCCTTTTTTTCTGGCTTCGCTAAGAGCAATTGCGACTGCTTGTTTGCTATCTTTAACAATATGGCCCTTCTTGGATCCGCTGTGGAGCTCGCCTTTGCCAAACTCATGCATGACTTTTTTAACTTTTTTCTCTGCTTTTTTCGATTCTTTAGCCATTAGAAACTCCTGAAGTGGCATATCTTAACATTTTATCTTCGAGTAATATTTCTTCTCTGAAAAATCTTAGGTCTCTCAAACTTAAAATATATCCAACGCCAGAATATTCACTCATTCTTCTTAAAAATTGTGAGTTAACTGCTATCCAAGAATCTTTTTCTCTGGGAGAAAAGTCGTGATAAAAAGATGGTTTTCCTTTATCAGCCAATTCCATAAATTTTTCATATCTTTTGATATAATTTATTGAATTTTTCTCAATCATTTTGAAGTACAGAAAACATTGTATTCTCAAAATATCATTAAGATATATTTTTCTTTCTTTGTACTCTAGCTTTCTTTTCAACTCACGTTTTGAAATTGTCGTCCTGCACTCGCACAGACAACTTTCACAAAAATAAATTTTTACCAATTTAAAATCCTGTCGATGATAAAAAGATTGATTTGTTTTCTGTTTGAGGCATAGCGTCGAGACGTTGTACGGTATTTTCAGTTGTCATGGTGCCATAGTATGTTGCTCTTCCGTCACTACCCGCCATCTTATGTTCTTCCATTTTATAAGTGTGATATTTGCAGTTTTTGATCTGCTCTGCAACATATCTAGGAGCATATACAGGTTTTCCTACAGGAATGACCCACTCTTGGGCTGGCATTCCAGGAAATGGCTTAGTCCATAATTGAATGGATTCTCCGATGATTTCGTTGTTGTAAGCTGTAAAGTAAACGTATTCTTTTTTGAATTCGTAAAGCTTGCGAAACTTCTCGTTAAACTGCTCTCTTGATCCAATAGTGGTTTTAGGCTTGAGATAAAGATCGTTATTTTTAGCAGGAAGTTGTTTCGCAGGTTCGTATTGCTTTTCAAGCACGGGAGCTTTGTTTAACTCTTCCAAGTTTAAAGTAGGCATTTTGTCAATATTTTCTTGGATTTGCCCTTCAACTCTGTCTAATTCTTTTTGCCCTTCGGCGTTCACATTGGGTTTTCTGCTCATTTCTCACCTATGCTGAAACGTTAATAAATGATCCTGGAACGTATGTACCTGTATTGATTCTGCCTGTACTATTAATTTTCCCGCTATTTATGTCTCCTACCGGAACTATCTGTGGCTGTTGTATAGAAGTGCTTGTCACAAATGAATCGACATTTTGAGAAGAGTCAATAAGCACTACTACTTGGTTACTTGCAGGTAAAGAAACAACATAACCTTTTTTTTCATTAAGTTGTACACATCCATTTTGAGGAGGGATGAGAAGCCTTACCTCTTGACCAATCACGTAATTCATGTTTGTCGTAGTAGTGACGGTTGTGGTCTGTCCTAATGCAATATTTGAGATGAAAAACTGAGAAGGATTGAAGTTTTTAGGCTCAATCGGAGGATTGTTGTAAGGCGGCTGTAGATTAAATGGAAAGTTCATTTTTCTCCTAAAAAAGGGAGAGACATTTTAAGTCTCTCCCAATCATCATTACGATGTTACGTTCATGTCATGGAGATATGCACGCCAGTAAATGACGTTGCCATTAGCTCCCACAAGCACAGACGATGCATCGTTGGTACCTGCTCCCGCACCAATGACGAATCCCTGCGCTGTGTTATTAACATAGGCACCCAAAATCGCTGGGCCATTAATTGTATTCACCCTAGTTGTACCAAATGGTACTGAATAAGGAGGAGGATACAATTGTGATCCAGACGAAATTTGTACACCACCAGTATTCACATCTCCCACTGCTACGACTTGTGGGAATTGCTCCCCAGCAAATGATAAGAATGGTTGATTAGTGTTAAAGGCGGTATATGCTGTTGAATTGAAATTTACAACAAAAGTGTTGTAATCGGTCACTGCAACTACGTAACCATAGATCGGAGATCCTGGGATTACGGAATTTGGCAATGAATTCAACTGAGTTGTACCCCACGCTGTAGGAATTCTGAAAGCTACTTCTTGACCCACGACAAAGTTATGAGCATCTGTCGTATCAATTGTAGTCGTCGTTCCAGTGGTGATAGCACTAATATAGCTAACGCCAGGAAAATACAAATATGGGTACAGAACTTTTCTTACGTACGCACCATCGGGTGATCCACTGATTGCGGTATAGTTAGATTGGTTTGTGTTCCATGGAATTGTAAATGTATTGGCGCCAGTTACAGTCACAGTGAATGGAATCCCTGCAATTTGCTGCATACCAGTTGTTGAAGACTGATAGAGGCCTTGAAGAATTACCACATCTCCAGAAACCAAGCCATGTGCTGTAACTGTCACTACAGCAGGATTAGCTTTGGTGATACCGGAAATCTGTAACTGTGGTCCATATTGCAGAAGAGATCCTGCTGCAAATGTGCTGAAACCGTTTGCAATTACTGTATCAGTAGTAAGAACAGGAGTTGCATTGAAAACATTTTCATAAGCAAATCCTTGTCCCATGTTGGAATCCCAAAATGCATAAGGAACACCATGCTGAGCAGGTGTACCAGCTGCAGTGTAGTTCCACAATTCTACTTGATCAGGCTGGAAAGGAAGATTAACGACCTTAGCAGCACCTGTGGATGTGAATGTACCATGTGCCATTCTTGAGTATTCAGTCATAAAAACCTCCTTATACTGCGCTGCCACTCAAACGAGTGCAGAGTAGGTTTCTGATGGCTGTATCCTGTGTGATTGCTTGCGCTTGAGCAAACTTCACTGCAAGAGTAGCATTTTGGGCCAACATACCACTGTAGTATGGGTCACGGTAAATCAGGTTCATGGAATATCCATCCTGATTAATGTGTGTAATCGCCTGCTTGCCCAAAACGGTATTGTAATACACATCTTGGCCATTTGCAGACGCGCCTGGAGCAATTGGAGCTTCAGAGCTTGTCAGGATACGTACGTTGAATACAGATCCCCATTCTGAAGGCAATGCAGAGGCGTTGGAAGGATAGTTCCAGTTGTTCAACACGCCAGAACCTACCAAGCCGTCAAAGTCAGTTTGCAACTGAGTAGATGACAGCATGAAGTAGGACGAACGTATTGGACCTGTTCCGAAACGATCCATACCTTCAATACCTGACATAAATTTGTAGGCATTATTTGTGTCCAAGGTAGTAGCCACGAGGCTAAAATCACTTAGGCCCAAATTTGTAGGATTGTCGCCGTTTGAACCACCACCAGCATTAATCTGGGAAGCGGCTGAAACGATGTAATCCCTAAGGATCAAATCCTCTGCTTGACGCCAAATTGTTACTCCACATAGTGGGGAAAGGTCATTTCTGCCTTTCTCTGCAATTTCATTTTATAGTTGCAGATCGGACTATCGCATCCCATTTCTGGGCCTCTGGACTTAGTCTCTCAGGCTGCACATGTAAAGCGGCTTTACATTGCTTGCCCCTTGTTACCCCATCGGGCCTCCAAGTCAATCACCAAAGGTTTAATGGCCACTTGTCAAGATGGCCACGGCTAGACGCTCGGATACCCAAGCTAACACCATTCATATCTAGCCTAAGAGGGCGTGTTATTCAGCATAACAATCTCATTATAGCATTTCTCACGATACTCTTTCTCTTTTTCTGGTACTTTTGCCAATCCATTTGTAGGATTGTAATTTCTGCAAAAGTTGAGTATTTTTAACGCTTGAACTGCCTTTATTTGAAGATAAGGAATGCATTTTTTAAGAAATTCAATCGCTTCTCCACGAGATTGAATTGAAAATCTAAATGCTGATCCTCTCAAAGCCGTGTTAGCTTTAACAATCGAAATCCCTCCATACTCACAATTTGAAAGGATGTAATTTATCGATCTTTCACTAACCATAGTTAAAATTATTTTTGGTCTAAACTTAACCAAATCTGTTTTTTGCCTATTTTGCCCAGCTTTTCGAACAGATCTTTCTATAGAAAAAGAACCATCGGTGTCCATTAATCCTGCTACATAAGCCCAAAAATATGGATCTTCGCTGTTTTTGCGATTGATCTCCTTACCTTCAACAGACTCAATCTTTCTACTAAGATTCAAATCTTTGCAGGTTTGATAGGAAATTTCTCCGCTTTCAGGATTATCCAAAAATTTTAAAAGTTCATTTGCAGAATCTTGCTTGAGAATGAGATGTTTTGTAACTTTATATAAAAAGTTTTTGCAACCATCAAATCCTTGAAGCATCCATTTCCACACTACACGGTAATTTTCTTTTTTAGGCTTATCACTTGCTACTGTTCCTCCAAATAAATTATTTAGATAAACGCAAGACTGTCTGAATGAATTATGAAATTGAATTAAAGGACAAAGTTTCCCTCTTGGACCCACTCTAATCCCTATATTTCCATCTCCATCGATCAAACCAGCTATATAAGCCATAATTTCCTTTTCTTCTGGATCTTTCATACAACCTCCCTGTGAGGTTATATTATAGACCCTCCAACATTATGCTGCAAGTCTAAAACCCTCTTGATCCTGGAGGATCACCTGCTATTGATGATACACCCAGTTCCAAAAAAAGCCATCTGCGCCATCGATGATATCTCTCTGTGGCACCTGTGCCGGCGGCACTCTGTTACTTCTATTGACCCCTTGCAGCTACAAGGCGGGGAAACCTCTTCGGATCTCCCTCCGTGATTTCATATATTGTCACGGATCAGACTATCGCATACGCTTTCGCGTCCAATGAACTTAGTCGTTCAGGCTGCACGGTTTCCCTGCTTGCCCCTTGTTGTCCTCCGTCTACGCAGCCAGGAGTTCCAAGTCAATCATCATCGGTTTTACATCGACACGCCGGGGTTTATCGATACCTGCATTACCCAATTGAATGGTCGGTGGCTGGAGAGCCCTCGGCCTCATAAAACGCATGGTCGTGCCGCCGTTAGGTGGCATACTGACCTTATCACATCATTCTGTTACTTGTTGACCAATGTAAAGCCGCTTTACATTGGCGGGCCAAATCTTCTCAGCTGGCCTCCCTATGTTTCCATAGGGTTCAGAGCACCGCATCCTCTTTCGAGGTCTTCTCGCTTGCTGCGTTCAGGCTGATTATTTAGGTATGCCCAAATTGGAAATTTGTCATTATCTTTACAACGTATCCAACTATCTTCACATCCCATATATCGAATTAAAAATTTTGAATTTGTAGATTTATCCCAAACCCATATTAATTCTCCATGAGGAGGTCTTATTTTAGAGATTTCATACCATTTCATAATCTTGCCCCTTGTCGTCCTTCCTTAATTGGTTAGGATTTTCAAGTCTATCAGAGAAGATTTATTCACGGCATGTCATTCGTTTACCGTGATGTAGTTCATCGTAGGAGTTGGAACGTAGAGCATCGCAGGCGCAAGCGACTGCAGAATCATCGGCCCCAAATTTCCTGTCGTCGTAATCGACATAATAACCTCATGGAAGAGATTAATATGATATGATGATCGGTAGACGAGCCTGTTACGTCAGTTCTCGATCATATCTAGGGGGGTTTGCGAACACCCAATAACGCGAAGCACATAACGCAGTGCGGGCGTGATTCGTTGATAGCAGTTTGAATATTTTATGTCATCAGACTTGTTTATCAATTCATGATTCAATTCTCACGAAAATTGACCGAAAAATTGACCTCGGGCAATTTTTGAGCAATTAGTTTCTATAAATAGGAGAATGATGCGAGGAGAATGATACAAGAGTGGAAAGCACAAATTAGATTGCACATGAAAAGACCGAGATGAATCTACGGAAACCCATCCCAGTCAAAATTTAGAATTAACCAATGCGAGCATTTCTCTGTAGCTCTTTCATTTTATCGTAGGCGTTCTTTTGTCCAGATGGGCTGAAATCCCCTTGCATAGCATATCCTGGACCGGCTACTCCTGTTGGCTGATAATAGGGGGAGCGTTTGTTGGCATCTATCTTATCTTGAATTCCTGAAGCTTTTTTCTCTGGCTGATCAAGACCTAGGGCTTTAATGCTCTTATAAACTAGTTTTTGACGCTCAAATCCTTCAGGCATCTCTAGGATGGTATCTGCGAGCTCTTGGTCTTTCTGATATAGCTTTTCAGCATGTTTTAGGGTGTCATAGAAATCTGGATTTTGATTGATCCAGTTTTTTCTCTTCTCCTCGTAGATAGCAGTTTGAACTGCTTTTTGTATCTCGGTTTGAGTTTCTGCCCTTATCTTTTCTCCATGTTTAGCTAGCTTCTTATCAAGCTTCTTTGGAACTACATAAGGCTCATCATCGTCATCATCATCTGGGGCTTTTTGATATTCTTGCGCTTTCCTTTCTGCTTCAGCAAGACGAGCATTCACTTCTTCCATTTGCCTTTTGTACTTATTCTCAAGTGCACGAAAGTTTAATTCTTTATCAGAAATTTGTTGATTTTCTGCTTGAGTTTCAACTTGGTTTTCTGTCATTTTGAAATTACTCCTTGACGCTGAGTTACGTTAAAATATTCATCCTACAATACAACTATGGATAAAGAAAGAGAAAAAGCAAAAAAAGATTTGATAAACTTCATGCATATATGCGGATTCGACTGGATCGACGATGTCGCACTATTTTCTAAAGAAGAGTACGTAGCATCTAAAAGACAAGATGGTACTTTATGGTGGAGACCCTTGGAAGTTGAGGGAAGTGGTTTCACACGATTATTTAAGGGAAGCATAAAGGAGATATTCAATGAAGATAAATAGGTTAGAGACTCACGACAGACTCCAGCATTTTAAGAAAGATCAAGATCAGAACATATTTCTAGGGGCTGAAACATGCATGAAAAGGAATCCCGACTCTTTATTTCTTCAATCGCGATCTCCTTACATCTATATCTTTGCTCATCCAAGGACTGCTGATGATGGACTCACAAAGGTAATGTACTGGCAACCGAGATTGTTAAAACCACCTGCTCAAACCAATTCATACCTATTCAGAGCACAATCCAACAGCGATATTATGGAAATATGCTGGATATTGCCACCAAGAGAGATGTGGGATCAGTACACGTTGGGAAATATTACGGAGCATAAGGATGTTCTTTGGTCGATTGACATGTTTATGAATCATCGAGATCAATTAAATTCTCCTCATCCTGATGATTTGGACGAAAAGGTAGCCTCTAAGATATGGCTAGAGCTGGTCGGAAATATTAGATCAGAAAAACTGATGGCTAAAGTATTGGAAGTGACAAGTGGCTAATTTTTAGAAAAAAATAAACAAGTTTAAGGAAAGAAATGCTTCTAGAAATAGAAAAAATAAAACAAGCTAAACAACTTAGAGATAACATCTTAGAGGCTATGCTGTTGAATGATTTTTTCCTAGGAAGAAATTATGTTCATAAGCGCAGAGATCTTGATATAATCTCGGTATATCTGGCTATTTGTCTAATGGAAGAAAGTATTAGTGCAGAAAACCTTGAAAACTTGAAAAAACGAGTATTTCAAATTAAGGATTGTTTAGAAAAGGTCTTCACAGACACAGGTGAAGAATGTGAAAGTTAACATAATACACGATATCAGACTTAAAGTTGTTTAAAAGAAGCGTCCAAGAAGTTTTTAGCCTATCCATTGGATAGGAAGTGTTTAAAAATTAAGATAATATGACTGATTAACTAATTTTTACATATAAAATTACCGATATTTATTGATATATATCAATTTAAAAGACATATATGAATTGCTTATTAAAATCATAGGAGGTTTTATGTGCAAAGAAAATAAGTATACAGAACACTGTTGTATACAGGGTCCACAAGGTGTTCCAGGACTACAAGGTCCACAAGGTATTCAGGGAGTACCAGGATCTCAAGGAGTAAAAGGACAAACTGGATTACAAGGTCCACAGGGTATTCAGGGAGTACCAGGAAAAGATTGCGATTGCACAGGAATTGCAGATCGTCCATATGCAAACGTGTATGCATCGGTTGCTCAAATTATCCAACCATTTAATGTTCCAGCTGTTGCAGATCAAGTTCTTTTTGATCTTCAAAATTCTGTTTCTGTTGGTGATTTTGATCTATCTCTAATGAGCACAACTGGAGATTTAAAATTCCTCAAACATGGTATTTACCATTTACAATGGCAATTACAGGCTCGTATTACTTCTCCAGTACCAGTACCAGTTCCTTCATGGTCATTTGGTTTTTGGTTCGACGGTGTTCTTGTGCCAGGTTCAATCTACTCTGGATTTACACAAGCTCCTGGAGATGATGCTTGTCATTCTACTGGTGACGTTATCTTTGAAGTTAAAGCTGGATCATTGTTGAGATTGAGAAATACATCAATTTCTCAAGTTTCATTAAATCCAAGCGTGACAGGATCTGTATTTCCTATCACAATAGCTTCAATTAATATTGAATGTCTAAAACTCCTTCCTTAAAAAGGTCCCCCGTAGGAAACTACGGGGGTTCCCCAAACACAAGGTACGAGGTCATCCTATCATTCGTTCTTGATTAAATCAAAACTTTTCTGATAAACATAGATTTTTTGTTCCGTTGTAGCTCAGGGGTAGAGCAGTGGACTGTTAATCCATTTGTCGGTGGTTCGAAACCATCCAGCGGAGTTCTCAAAATACGAGGTACAAATGGTCTGCAAATGGATGGTAAACAACCCACTCACTTTAAACGAAAGAAAAAAGATAAAAGAATGTATCGACCTAAAGATGTCTTATGGGAAGATGTCTAAGGTTATCGGAAGAGCTAAATCTACTCTCTTGCATGAAGTACAAAGAAGAGGAGGATTCGAAAGCTATGATCCTGTAGAGGCTCAGATGGACTTTGAGAACAAGCAATACCTAAGAATGAAACACAGGAGAAGTTTATATGATACCTGTAGGGTTCTCTGACGGAACAGTAATAAAAACACATGTTCCTGAGTTTCCCAAAGAAGACGAGATTAAAAAGGTTGCTTTGGCTATTCTTATGGAACTGCGAGACATCAACAAGAATGTGCGAAAATCACACATTTAGGATGAATCCAAAGATAGGAATGTTAGAAAACAACACATTTAGGAGTCGTCATGAGATACGCATTGGCAATTTTGTCCACGATAACATTAAATAGTTGTGCCGTTGGTGCAGCCACTTCGGGTGCTTCTATCTGGGCATATTCAGCTCATACTCTTTCAGCAGAGACTGAGCAAAGGATTGTAGACAGGGTGAAATGTGAAATTTACACAGAAATGGACAACTTTGATAATGGAAACGATAGATAATAGGATGGATATTATCCCTCAATCACCGGATATTTCGGATATTACATTATGAATATCCCTCCAGTCCCTCCTGATCCGCCTATTCCGATAAACCCTAGGCTGGAAGTTAAAGATTATCATAAAAATGATAACATTGAGAAAATCGTTCGGGATATTCTTGCGATTATAAGAATGGACAAAACGAAAGAAGGTTGAGCTATCTAATGTCTAACTCATAAATGGCATCTTTTATTTCTTGAATCTTCATGCACATCATGGCGGTATGGAAATCTTGAGCCATAACTTTAGTCAATTCGATGGCGTCTACCATTGAATATTCACTATATTCATCTTCAAGAATATCGCATGCCTTAGATAGATAGTGTCTAGCCGTCATCGCTGCTTGTTCCATCGCCTCGCGTGCGATTAAATCAACTTTCATGAAAATGCCTATGCTAAAGACTTGGGTGGTTTACCCATTTTTGTTTTTGGAACAGGAACAAATCCTGGAGAATATCCGCCATCTCTAACACGACCAAGTGGTTGACGAATTCCTTGTCCGTAGTTATCACCCATGCCATATTTTGTGTTGGCAGTATGGGCAAACCTATTCTTCTTTGTCTTGGAAGGAGTGCGATTGAACTCTTCAGCTTGTTGGGCTATTGCCATATCAATCGTAATCGACTTCTAGAGTATTGACACGACCTACAGGCACGGCGTACTTGGCAGATTCTTTTTCTGTGCCAACAGGAGTTTTAAATCCTACGCCATATTCATTTCCTTGGGCAACGTAGCATCCCGTTCTTTTGTCGTAAGGAATCGTATTGGATTGAAACCAATCGTCTTTCTCCTTTTTCGCGGGAGCGTCCATTTTATTCTTAAAACCAGTCTTCATAATGATAAGGGGCGTTTTTTTCAATTGGACGCCTTACCAATGAAATTAGTTTCTGAAGTTTGTCTTAAGTGGATGCGCTTTCGCTTTGCGAATGTTTTCATCTTGCGCTGACTTAATAGCTTCTGTCGTATCTTCATAGCGATTGAGTTCGCCTGCACCTTCGGCAGACGTTTCTCTTTTCGTGTGTACGCCTTCTGGAAACACAGATCCTTTTGAACCTTTTCCAGCCCAGAAGGAATGATCATCAATTCTTTGCCCTGCCATACTTACTCCTCGAGCATTAGCTCATTTAAAAGTATTTTATATTCGCCCAACCATTTGTTGGCCAGAATAATCATTCATGATTTGTGAAGCAAATCGTGTGCTTTCCGCTGTCGATCTGGCTCTGTACTTGTTTATTCTGTCGTCCATGTCGGTTTCTTCGTCCATTCTGTCGATCTTTGCTTCTGCAAGAGCCGTCTCAACCTCTCCAAACTTAGCAATGACATCCATCATCTTCTCTATGGCTTCCATTTTGGCTTTAGTAGAGAGTGCTTCGTTCTTTTGAACTTCAGAGAGACGCTCTTCAAATAGACCCACATTACTTTCAGAACGGCCATGACGCTCTCTAGCTGTAGCCAGATTAGCCATAGCCCTAGTATACATCTCTTTGAGTTTTGCTTCTTCAAATGTATGCTGAATGTTTGTGGCCTCAGCTTGTACTGCAGATGCTTGCTCCTCTTGTTGTTGGAGGAACTGCATTATCTCTGTCTTGCCTTGGATATTCATGTCTTTAATGATCATAGATGCAGGAATGACCTCGCGACCAAATGCAGAATTGATGTCCATCATCTGCTGAGCCTGGAAGGATTTCTGTGTTGGTGTGTCTAATCCCTCTTCAACCACTACTTTGTACTTAGCAAATATCTTGCTGAAGAAGTGAGGTGAGGGCTCTTCCCCAATGATCATTCCAACTTTCGACGCTTCCCAATTGTTAAGCACAATCTTAAGCATCAGATCACCTAATTGTTTAAGAGATGAATCCCACTGATCAAAGTACTTCTGGAAGACCATCAGGTTAGCGGCTTGCTTGAGCATTACTGTGAGAGAAGATGTCTGCTTATCATCTTGTCCAGACCAGTTCTCAAGGTCAATTCCAGACGTTGCAAATATTAAATTTCTCATTTGATCTGCAAGGGCTAGATCGCTTTCAGGTACAGCTGAAGGTATGATCTTCTCAACATCTGTCATGTCATAGCCTTCATTGACGATGACGTCCCATCCTTGACCAGATTTCTTTAGATTGTCTTCGTTGGCTACAGCACCAACTTTACGCTTCCATCCAGCATTAATTGTCGCTGCAGTGATGTCGTTGTTAGTTATCACTTTCCAGTTGAATAGGAACTGACTATCACGCATTGTCCTGACAAGTGATCTCACGCGAAGATCATAGTAGTTGTTATGCGGCTCATAGTTCCAAAATACAGGAACAAATGGACATGTATCAAAACCAAGAGGATTGTCACCTTGGAACATGAGCTGATCATTGAGAACAGTTGCAAGCTTCCAGCATGGAACTTCAACCTTTACCTCTTCCATATCGGGCATGTTGGATAAGATTTCATCTCTTTGTCCGTCGCCTCCCGCATAATCAAAGAACTGATTCAGTCTTTGGCTATAGAGCATAGGCTTCTTGCGCTTCCACTTGTACCATACATAGGACAAGACCATGAGGTCATTGCGGGCCATGTTATAGTTTTCTGGAAGAAAGTAGAAATTACCATAGCGCTGTGGCGTACCTGCCATGGGTGCTATAGATTGCACCTTGTCTGGGAATCTATCCTCAGCCTCTTTTTTGCTGATATACTCTTGCGTCCAGATGAATTGTGCCTCGTTAATATCGTTACGCCAATATGGATCGATAAGGAAAGAGTTATATTCCCATACTTTCAACTTCATATCGCCCTGTGCTGGGTCTGAAGTAAAGTCTAGATAAGGCTGAAGCAATACCATTCCAGAAATCGCAGAGAGCTCACATGCTTTAGAATATACTTCATTAATCATTCCCGTCTGAGATACATGCGTGATGATGCGAGTATATTGATCTGTCGTATTAGGATCAGAACCTTCAGTGGGAACATAGTTAATGCTTTTTCGATGCTGTCTCTGATAGCCTGTAATCATGTTTACAGGCTGCTGAATCAGATTGAAGTAGTACTGATTGTTCGAAGAATTCGGGCTGAAGTTAAAGTATCGATTGACGAACGTTTGAGAACCAGCATAAAACAGGGTATCAATGTTGCTTTGATTCCACCTGGACTGTTCTATGGGTTGAAACTTCGAGTAAAGATTGTCGAGCCACTGTTTGATATTTCCTTGGTTTGGTTCCAAAGAATTATTCCAAGGAGGATAGTACAAGATCTCTCTCCAAATTAAAATCGTTACTTTACAACTTTATATCTTCAGCTGTCCAAGAAGTCAACACCTAGAATATGGATGAAGCTTTACCAAATCTCTCATTCATATATTTGGAAGCATTATGCGCATAAGGCTCATACACGGCCACTTTGTGTGTAGAAATGACGTAACGCAACGCATCAATTGCATGGTCATCCTTCTTTAAAGGCTCGTCATGTCCTCTTTCAATGCTTTTGTGGTCCCAAACATAGCTTTCAACTTCACGTATCGTATTCGTACATTCTTGGCATATGAATAGAGCACCTCTCTTCATTTCATTCGTCATCTTATAAATGCCGTCTTCTACTTCATTGTTGGCATCAATGACAGCCATTCCCTTCTTCCTCAATTCTGTCTTAAATGATGCAGCACTTGGGTCAATGTAAAGCAGCTTTACAGAATAAGGTTCTAACATCTTTTCTATGTCCTCAGCCATCTCAAAGTTGGTTTTTTGCCTTTCCTTCTTTCGGTGATCCCAATAGTATTCCTTCTCAACCCACATAACTTTTCCTGTTTGCGAGTTCTTACCACTGTGTACACCGATGAGGAGGCAAACGCATGGATTAGATGCGCCGTAGTCTATACCTGCAACCCAATAATCTGCAGCAGCTGGCGGCCTACTAACGACATGAAGTTTTCTGTCAAAGAAATCAAATATTGCACCTTCTGCTAGACACCAAAGACCGAGAACATTTCTCTTATAGAATATACCGCTTGAAGCCTCTCGTATGCGGTCCTTATATTCACCAGTAATATATGGATTGTCATCGAGCTCGAAGTGAAGAGCATAGTAATTTGAGTTTCCCTCTTCAGCTTTATCAATCCAGTCTCTTAGCTTATGCTTAGGATGACTTGGGTTCATGGCAGCGAACCCTTTACTATGTGGAAGTGACAAACGGCTATCTATCATGTCGATGATAGATTCTGGGTAGAGCGTCATCTCGTCGCAATAGACCAAAGACATGGTTAGACCCTGAAATGCACCAAGGGCACCTTCATCTTTAGCTCCAAGTACTGTGATAATCTTATCTCGGAAGTAAAGTTTCTTTCCGGACCACGTACAAAACGGCCTAAAAATGGCCATCTCTGGGGACTCCATAAGAAGTCGCACTATATTTCGATATGCCGTATCAAATGTATGACCGACAATATATATCTGTGAATCTGGACATCTAGTTACAGCATGCATAAAGGCAAAGACAGTACAAACCGTCTTTCCCGTTCGAACAGCGCCGTGAGCCAAATTCCATTTAGCCGTAGCACCAGAGATAAATTGCATCTGCTTTTTGCTAAATGGGTCCATCTAGCTTTCTTTAGATACTGAAGAATTCTGTTCCAATACCTTTGCTGCTTCCACTGCATGGCCGAGTTGCAATTTAGAGAAGAAATCCATTAACGTGTTGAATTTCTCTGTGGTAGCGGCAATCGCTTCCTTCTCGTCTTTGCCTGCCTCTTTCTGCTCAAGACGAACTTTTCCTAGCCAAATAAGAAGTGCATTGTCTCCTTTATCACTTAAACCAATTGCTTTGGCATATTGCACTGCTTTTAACAAAGAATCACCGCTTTGTTTTTTTTGCTGTATATATTGGGTGAAAGATACCCCATATTGTTCTTCTACTCTTCTATAAAATGTATCGTGATGCATACAAAAGAAAGCTGCAATTTCGGTGCCTAAGCATCCGGCCATCATGAGTTCGTCAACTTTATTCCAATCGATAGGTATGAGAGGGCGATGGGCTTCTTTTTTTACTCTTTTCCCTCTATTTCTTATCGTCATGAAATATTTCTTGTTTAAAGATTTATAATCCTATACCATTGACATTATGGAAGATACCCCCATTAAAAGAGAAGATCTCATTCAAATGCTAAAAGAAATGATCGATAGTTATGATCAACTTCCACCGTCAGCGATGGTAAATGCACCGACGAATTATGATTTCACGGCTCTGATGATTCTTCTTCATCAGATTCTCAAGCTTCCTTCCTAATCTTTCTCTTTCTATGAGGTGTATATTTCCTTATGGGTATCTCTAATGCTAAATAATCTAGCACATCTTCATTCTTGATGATGTAAGAACTTCTGTATTTTTCGTATTTGATCTTGTCGGTGTAAATGGCGTGGTAGATATGATGAACAGGAATATTGAAGATCTTTGAAATCATTCTGGGCGAATAGATACCGCTCTTCCTATCGTAAATTCTATGACCTTTGTCATCTAGAGAGTAGAAACGGTCGTATTTCTTTTTCTTGTAATTTTCCAGATCTTTCATTTTGATAAAAACGCGCCCGTGCATACGAGTGACTGGAATTCTCTTGCACTTTATCGCTGCTCTAATGGAAGGCTGCTGTAAATCTATAATTTCAGCAGCTTCGGCAACTGTGATCAGCTTTTCTTTTTCTTCATGAGTTTGTCGCATTTTGCCATCTTCTTGTCATGCGCCTTGTCTAATTTGAGAAGGCTGTTTGTGTCTTTCTCTGTTTTCTTGACGTCTTTCTTGACTTTCTTGATCTGCTTATCCATATGAACTACCTTATGTTGATGGTCTATGATTTCATTAACGGCTATTGATTTTTCTTCTTTATGAAAACGGTCCAATATATTTTCTACTTTACTAAACAGATATGGAGCGATGAGATTAGAGGCGTGAAGCACTATCTTTGCTGTCCAAAGCAAAACGCTTGCATAATGTAGATGAATCATTCGTCTCTAGACTTCCTTAAAATTAAGTAAACACAAACGACTGTGACGATGGCTGCACTGCATATAAAAAGAATGGCTAATTTCATATCGCCTTCATTGGCAAGGAAACGTCAGCCTTGATATCTGGTTCTGCAGTTTGAGTCTCATCGACTACGTCACTTGCTGTGCCTTCGGTGTGAACCATAGTGATAGAATAAGTACAGCTGCAGAGTGCAGCTAGAGCTAGATATGGAACATATTTCATAACATCCTCCATTTTAAAATATGTTGTATACGATTGGTCTATTTTTCAGAAATATTTTCTGATGCCAATTTGTCGCATTCTTCAAATGTAACACGTAAAGCATAGACTTTAGGACCACCATATTTCTGATCAAATTCAAAAGTCAGGTTGGGATTACTGTCGGCCCTTCCCGATCTTGCGTCTCCCGTTATCCATTCCGAAATGCAATCTACTGACCATTTGAGTGCATAGCGAAGATTGTCATGGGAATCTAGTTTTCTTGGGGCGATCCTACAAAAAGTGATCTTGCATGGAAGCTTTGGCTTCTTGCTAGCTAAAAGATGAAGGCTAATCGTTTCTCGTTGTAGCTTGTGATAAGCGGCTCGAACCTTCCAATTATGGGATATATTCTGCTCAGACTTAATCCTTAAAGGAATTTCTATCTCGTATTTCATTGACAACGCTTTTGTAAAATGTTAGCTTGACAAACGCATATTGTCTTCCTTGTGTGGGGGCCTTCTGGTTCAGGGCCAGAGGGCCTTTTTCATTTCAACAATCCGGAAATTCCGGATGATTCATTCTATCTTGAAATATCTTTCCATGTACTCCTGAAACTTTGGATCATCAAATCGATAAGTCGATGAGGCTGGACCCTGACAAAAAAGAATGCCGTCTTCCAAAACTTGAAATGATGTGTATTTTCCAATGGTATGCATTTTCCCTTCCTTGTCCAACTTCCTATATTTCTCATACATTCCTTTCGATTTTGACTTAGATTTCGACACAGGCGGTTTCTTTTGCTTACAGCACCAAATTAAAAGCTGAGCCAGGCTCTCCCTTGGCTCTTCATCTTTGGCGAAATCTAGGGCCAAAAGAATGCGTTCTAGAGGGTATCTGCTTAGATAGATCTTATCGTCTTCAGTTAGATCTTCGATATCCAGCAAACAATCCGGAATTTCCGGAGGATTCCTTTTTGGGCGCAGATCTTGCCTTTTCTTAGAAGAAGAGACAACGACAGGCGGCGAAGCCGCTCTTGTTGTTGTTTCATTATTTATTTTAGCTTCATTACTTACTAGTGTCGCGTTTTCCGGGGCCGAGCTTGCCGGGGCCGGATTTCCCGTCTCCGGCAAAGATTTGTTAATTGGTGTCTCGTAAAGAATGTACTCAACCTCATTAAAAGAACCTTTGTTTGATCTATGCTGCTGCCTTACGCAATAGCCATATTTTATGAGCTCATTAAATGCCGCACGAAGCGAATCTCGCCCCTCTTTTAAAACCGTGGTCATTTGCTGTATATGAAAACTCCACCCATCTGGCTTGCTCATGCAATATGAAAGCAATCCCTTTGCTTTCAAGGACAAGTTTATGTCTTCAAGAAAGTTTTTGTTTATGATGACATATGGATGGTCTTTATCCTTGGATGTTCGGACTAGCATGATTTACCTACTTTTTCAAGGATTGACACAGCTTCCATAAAATATTTACAATCACAAAGCTCATTGATAAGAGCACTTATTTTTTCTTCGGAAACTTGTTTGAAGTCTCCACCAGATTCTAGAAAGCAATAAACACCCTTGGATTCAAGGGATATATTATGATTCTCAATGAGATCTCTTAAAATATGGACACATTCATCATTTTCATTCTTAAGAAAACCGTTCGTTTTCAGGATATCGATCGCTTCCAAAATGCTTTCTCTTGAAAGAAAGCCAAGGATTTCTTCTAAATCTTCTAAAGGACAAGACATTCCAAAAATACAATCGTAAACAACAGCAGCATCCAAACCATATTTTTCTGCAAAATCCATGCTAAAGGAAAGATAAGGGCCTGAAAAATTCTCCATGACAACCTCCTTATATAAAATTTGTTGAAGAGGTGGTTGACAAGAATTCGTTGAAATGATAGATTCACAGACATAACTTTCTGGTGAGAATTTAAAATATTCTCGTCTATGAATCGTTGAAAGGGGTTTCAACGAATTCCTGTCCTCCAGGGGGCGTCCTTTAACGGGGGCGCCCTTTTTTTTCTCTCGATTAGGCTAATATCTCTAACTCATTTCTGCATTATCATCAACATTTTTCTTAACGCAATCTTTAAGAAT